TAAACATCTTATATAAACTTTTTATAATAATTCTTTTAAGTATATTGTGTTTATCTTTATTTTTTTTCTTTTTATATAGTATAAAAAGATAAAATAACAAATGGGTGGTGGTCTTCTTCAATTAGTAGCCTATGGTGCTCAAGATGTATATTTAACTGGTAATCCTCAAATTACTTTCTTCAAAGTAGTTTATAGACGTCATACTAATTTTGCGATTGAATCTATTATGCAAACTTATAATGGAACAGCGCAATATGGTAGTTCAATAACTTGTACTGTATCTAGAAATGGCGATTTAATAAATAGAGCATATGTAGAAGTTGAATTACCCGGTTTGGGTTATGTTCAAGATCAAGCAAAAGATCATTATGTAAATTATGTTGGATTAAAATTATTAAAATCTGTAACTGTTGAAATCGGAGGACAACAAATTGATAAACATTATTCTGATTGGATGTACATATGGAATGAATTGTCTTTACCATCTGGTAAAAGATATGGTTATGATAAAATGGTTGGTGCAAATGGTGGTGCTTTATCTACTGTTTTAACATCGGCTTCAAGTAAATTGTATATTCCATTAGAATTTTGGTTCTGTCGCAATGTCGGATTAGCATTACCTTTAATTGCTCTTCAATATCATGAAGTAAAATTCAAAATTGATTTTGCTGAAAAAGATGAAGTTGCTGTTAATTTTAAAGCTGCCGACGCTGATACTTCAGTAGTACACGAACCATCTGGTAATGCTGTAACAATTGGTGATCTTACAAGAGTTGATATTTGGGTCGATTATATTTATTTAGATACTGATGAACGTAGAAAATTCGCTCAATTATCTCATGAATATTTAATTGAACAATTACAATATACCGGTGAAGAATCATACAATACTCAAGTTAGATTAAATTTCAATCATCCTTGCAAAGAATTAGTATGGGTTTCTAAATGGCCTGGTGATAAATCCGCAACTACTAAAAATCCTGTATTACAATGGAATAATTATTCTAAGGATGACGACGCTACTGTTTTTGGTGGAAATCCTGTTACTACAGCACACATTAGACTTAATGGTAATGATCGTATTGCTCCACGTGATGGTACTTATTTCGATAAAATTCAACCGTATCAACATCATACTAATGTACCTAAAAATGGTGGTATCAATGTGTATTCTTTCGCTATTAAACCAGAAGAACATCAACCATCGGGTACTCTCAATATGTCTCGTATAGATAGCGCCGTATTAGCATTAAAAATAGAAGATGCAACAAAGAAAACAGGTAATTTGCAAGTATATGCTGTTAATTACAACGTTTTACGTATTTTATCAGGTATGGGCGGTCTTGCCTATTCTAATTAAGTTTTCTCTCTTTTTTTTTTCTAATTATATAGTATAAAAGAAAGTATAAATTAAAATGGGTGGCGGTCTTCTTCAACTTGTAGCTTACGGTGCACAAGATGTATATTTAACAGGTAATCCTCAAATTACCTTTTTCAAAGTAGTATATCGCAGACATACTAACTTTGCTTTAGAATCTATACAACAAACTTTTAATGGTTCTGTTGGCTGGGGCAATCGTGTAACAGCTACCATTTCTAGAAATGGTGATTTAATCAGTCGTTCTTATTTAGAAATGTCAACTAGTGGTTCTACTGGATTAGCGCCAATGGTTGGTTTACGCGCTATCAAATATGTTGAATTAGAAATCGGCGGTCAAAAAATAGACAAACATTATGGCGAATGGATGTATATCTGGAATGAATTAAGTATGCCTGTTGGCAAAAAACAAGCTTATTACAATATGGTTGGTGGACCGGGTGGCACTTCTGCTGCAGTAGGTACTATGTATGTTCCTCTTGAATTTTGGTTCTGCCGCAATGTTGGTTTAGCATTACCTTTAATTGGTTTACAATATCATGAAGTTAAAGTAAATATTCAATTTGCAGATGCAAGCGAAGTAGCTTCTACAGCCGGCTCATTATCTGCTTCCTTATGGGTAGACTATGTTTATTTAGATACTGATGAACGTAGAAAATTCGCTCAATCTTCTCATGAATATTTAATCGAACAATTACAATTTACTGGAAAAGAACAAGCAAATAGAAAACTTAAATTAAACTTTAATCATCCTGTTAAAGAATTAGTATGGGTTGCTGAAGGTGCTTCTAGAGACGTAAATAACTGGTTTAATTATACCAGTGATAAAGATGTAGTTTCTGCTTCGACTGATAAAAAATATTCAACTCTTGCCAATCTTGTTGGTCCAGCTGGTGCTCCAGTCAATTTAATTAGTAAAGCCAAACTAACACTTAATGGCAATGATCGTTTTGCTCAACGCGATGGTATGTATTTCTCAATGGTACAACCATTCCAACATCACGAAAATGTACCAAATAACGTTGGTATCAATGTTTATTCTTTTGCATTAAAACCTGAAGAACATCAACCATCTGGCACTCTAAACATGTCTCGTATTGATTCTGCAACATTAGATTTAGAATATGATACATCTGGTGATGCGGCTGATATGGTATCTGTATATGCTGTAAATTACAACGTATTACGTATATTATCTGGTATGGGTGGCATCGCGTATTCCAATTAGATAATAAATTACTTATTTTTTTTCTTAAATAATATAATAGAAAGAACAAAAATAAAATGGGCGGTGGTCTTCTTCAACTCGTTGCTTATGGTGCTCAAGACGTATATTTAACTGGTAATCCTCAAATTACCTTTTTCAAAGTAGTATATCGCAGACATACTAACTTTGCTTTAGAATCTATTCAACAAACTTTCAATGGTTCTGTAGGTTACGGACAACGTGTTACAAGCACTATTTCTAGAAATGGTGATTTAATCAGTCGTGCTTATTTAGTAGTTAATACTACTGAACCTAAATGTTGTCCCTTTTATGGTTTACGTTTAGTAAAATATGCAGAAGTTGAAATTGGAGGGCAAAAAATAGATAAACATTATGCTGAATGGATGTACATCTGGAATGAATTATCATTACCAGTTGGTAAAAAAGATGCTTATTACAGTATGGTTGGTGGACCAGGTGGCGATTTAGATGGTAATTTATATGTTCCTCTTGAATTTTGGTTCTGTCGCAATGTTGGTTTAGCATTACCTTTAATTGGTTTACAATATCATGAAGTTAAAATTAATATTCAATTTGCTCCCGAGTCAGAATGTATTCAACAAGGTGAAACTGCAACTACTAGTGCTACATTAAATGCATCATTATGGGTTGATTATGTTTATTTAGATACTGATGAACGTAGAAAATTCGCTCAATCTTCTCATGAATATTTAATCGAACAATTACAATTTACCGGCAAAGAAGTTGCTGGTAATAAAATTAAATTAAATTTCAATCATCCTGTTAAAGAATTGGTATGGACTGTACAAACTGATACTCCAAATAATGACAATTGGTTTAACTTTACTAGCAGCGCAACTGCTGTTACACAAGCTAGTGCTGCTAATTATGATGCTCTTAGCGCATTAATAGGTCCAAATTCAGGTTTAACCAATGCTGTTAAAGAAGGCAAATTGACATTAAACGGCAATGATCGCTTTGCTTCTCGTGATGGTAAATATTTTAATTTAGTACAACCATTCCAACATCACGAAAATGTACCAAATAATGTTGGTATTAATGTTTATTCTTTTGCATTAAAACCCGAAGAACATCAACCATCCGGAACTCTTAATATGTCTCGTATTGATTCAGCAACATTATCATTAGATTATGTTTCTGGTGCGGGGGGATCAGGTAAGTCAGTTTCTATATATGCTGTAAATTACAACGTATTACGTATATTATCGGGTATGGGCGGTATTGCTTATAGTAATTAAGTTTAATTATTATATTTTTTTTTCTCCTATTATAGTATAAAAGTGAATTAAAAACAAATGGGTGGTGGTCTTCTTCAACTCGTAGCATATGGTGCACAAGATGTATATTTAACAGGTAATCCACAAATTACTTTTTTTAAAGTAGTTTATCGCCGTCACACTAATTTTGCGATGGAAGCAATCGAACAAAGTTTTAACGGAAATCCAAGTATAGGATCTCGTGTTAGCGTATTGATAACACGCAATGGTGATTTAATCAATAGAATATATTTCAGAGCTACTTTAAAAAATACAGCCAGTGCTGGAACTAAATTAGCACTTGTACCATATTATGGTTTAAGATTACTTAAAAATATTGAATTAGAAATTGGCGGACAACGTATTGATAAACATTATTCTGAATGGTTATATATTTGGAATGAATTAAGTATGCCTGTTGGTAAAAAAACTGGTTATGATGTTATGGTTGGTGGCAATCAAAGAAATGCATCTGTTTTACTTGATGGTGGTAACGAGGTAGAAGTATATATACCTTTAGAATTTTGGTTCTGTCGCAATGTAGGTTTGGCTTTACCATTAATTGCTTTACAATATCATGAAGTTAAAATTAATATTGAATATGCTAATGCGAATGAATTAGTTGATCAAACTGATGGTAACTTCAGCTATGATGGTACTACTAAAGAAGATGAAGATAATAATACAAATAAAGGTGGAACATTATCAATGGAAACTTCTCAATTATGGGTCGATTATATCTTTTTAGATACCGATGAACGTAGAAGATTTGCACAATTATCTCATGAATATTTAATAGAACAGTTACAATTTACTGGTGCTGACAAAATTACTCAATCATTAGGTGATGCACTTAAGAGTGTAAGAATGAATTTCAATCATCCCGTTAAAGAATTAATATGGACTATTAAACCAGACTCTCAAACTGGTGCCCCTACTCCAACTCTCGGCATTGGTGAAATTGCTACTAAAGAAAGTAAACCATATTGGAATAATTTCTCAAGCGATGCATTTAATCAATATAATCATATTACATCAGATGGCGTTAGTGATACACAAGGTGATGGTAGTAACAAAGATGTACTCCTTAGTTTACCAAGCAATCCTGTTAGAAGAGCAAAATTACAACTTAATGGAAATGATCGCTTTGCTGAAAGAGATGGCGCATATTTCTCAATCATACAACCATATCAACATCATGAAAATACGCCAGATCATTACAAATTAGGTATAAATGTATATTCATTTGCATTGAAACCAGAAGAACATCAACCATCTGGTACTCTTAATATGTCTCGTATTGATAGTGCTCATTTACAAGTAGCAAGTGGTGTAACTGGTTTAATAAGTGTTTATGCTGTAAATTATAACGTATTACGTATATTATCTGGTATGGGTGGTCTTGTCTATTCTAATTAATTTTATTTTTTTTATATATAAATATAAAATTATATTATAATTAAAAATATGTTTAAATATATAAAAATAATTTTATTAGTTTTAAATTTTAATAATTTTAAATGTGCCAAATCTTTTATTAAACCATATATTTTTAATAATAAAAATTTAAGATTAAATATAAATATTTTAGCACTTAAAACATATAATAATTCATATAATAAACCTAATTTAAAATTACAAAAATATCATGATACAGCAAATTATTTAAATACATTAAATAAAAATTCAACATCTAAAAATATAACATATATATCTAATAATATTAATACTGGTAAAAAATATACTGATGAATATCTAAATCAATTAAATCATAAATATAAATTAAAAATAGATAATCATAAAATATCAAATAGAAATATAATACATAAAATAAATATTCATGATCTAATAATGTTTAATAATTTTATAGATGCAATATATTATAATTCATTAAATTATAAATCAGAAGATAATATTATAATTGAATTCAAAAATAATACAAGAAAGGTTTTTTATTATGATAATATAGATTTGAATATTACAAAAATAATAGATATTAATCAAAATATAGATTTAATTAATATTAATAATTATCCATATTATATGTTAAATACACCCTTTGCTTTTTTAATATGTGAACAAAAATAAAAAATAATAATAGAGGTAATAAATTATAATGCTTATTTCAATTAATAGTTATAATTTAAAAATATATGCATTTTTAATATTATTGATATTTATTTGTTTATTATTAATATTTATTATAAATAATGAAAATCAAACTGAAGAATTTCAAGATATTATTAGTGTAAAAGATGAAAATAATAAAAATGCTAGAAAAAAATTAGATATTAATTCAAATGAAGAAAACATAAACGAAGGTGATAAAGGCGATAAAGGGGATAAAGGTGATACCGGTGCCAAAGGTGATAAAGGCGATAAGGGAGGACAAGGAAAAATTGGAAAAAAAGGTAAGAATGCTTTACCTATTCCACCAATCAAATTTATTGATAAAGAAAGTAGAGAAATATTAGGTAAATTTCCGGAAGAAAACTATCCTTCTATAGAACAACAAGCAAAGGATGGTATACAAGAAATTATAATTCCCATTCCACGTGGCAAAGATGGTGATAAAGGTGATATTGGTAAGACCGGTCAAAAAGGTGCAAGAGGTTTACAAGGTAATAGTAGTTTATGTGTTGGTAAAGGTGATTCAGGAAAACAAGGTGAAAGAGGTCCACAAGGTGCTATCGGAGAAAAAGGTCCACAGGGACCCTCTGGGCCTCCTGGTACTGCTGGTCCAGTAGCACAAACAGGATTACCTGGAATTCCAGGTATGAAAGGCGCACCTGCACCACAAGTAGCACCACCAAAAGATGGCGAAAGAGGTCAGCAGGGGCCACAAGGTCCACAAGGGCCAGCAGGACCATTAGATATTAAAAGTATTCCAAGAGATAAAAGAAAAGAACATAGAAATCATTTTTGGGGTTATTTACCTTTTATTAAAATACAAGATGTAACAGCACCTCAAAGCGGTGGCAGTAGAGACGTATGGGTTCATACATGGGCTAATAATGCTTTATTATATTGTACATGGAATAATTGGGGAGATAAAAATGATCCAAATCATCAATGGGCGAAACCTGCAATATTTTTAAAAAAAGGTAATACTTTTAAAAGATTGGGCCAACATCCTAGTCCAGGTCACGGATGGGACTTTCCACAAACAAGAGATGGAGGTAGTGTTAAATTTTGGATACATTGGGTACCAACAGGAACTAAAGGAACTGTTGTGGGTTTATGGTGGGATGACTAAATATTATCTAATTTATTTGAAATAGTTGTTAATTTATCATTAATAATTCTTGATTATTTTTACGCATTTTTTCTAATGAATAATATAATGCCATTCTAATATGTTTAACTTCATATTTACTTTCTAATTTACTTGTATCTAAATGATTATTGCTTCTTTTAGATTTTAATATTTTATTTTGCTCGTAAATAGAAAAATTTTTCCATTTAAATTTATTGTCAACAATATCTGTATATAATTCTAAAATTTCGTTATGTGATATTACACCAGGATTTGTAAAATTATAACAACCTTTTTCTTTATTAATCATCATTTTCAAACATAATGGTAGCATATCATCTAATACTGTCATTGAATTAGAGATACTACATATTTTGTTATACTTTGTTATTTTTGTAATAAAATTTCTTTCATTATTATCACTAGAAATTGGCATCCTAATTCTTAATATTAAGGCATTGGTTTGTTTTATCAACATATCAGTAAATCCCTTAACAATACTATAATTTGAACCAAAAAAATTGGGTTTATCATTTTCATTAAATTTAGTAATAGAATCATCAAATATACAACCTGTTCCAATATAAGTGAAATGAATATTATTTTTATCAGAAAATAAAGCTAATGACAATGGAACATATAAATTATCATTAATATTTTCTTTTAATGTAGAAGGATCTTCTAAATAATCTATAGTATTATATTTTATATCATTAATATAACCATGTGTTCTACCACAACAACAATATATATGGGTTGTATTATAATTTAATATTTCTTTTAATATATTATCATCTTCAGCGCGCAAATTTGAATATTTATAATTAATATTATTATTATCTAAAATATTACAAAATTTTTTACCAATCCAACCATTGTGACCAATTATAAAAACATTCATATTATTAACTATAATAAAATTTATTTTTAAATATAATTATAAAATAGAATAAATATATATGAAAAATTATTATTTAGATAAAGATATTGATATAAAAGTAGATTTAAGTGTAACGGGTACGATAATTACTGTTAAATCTGAAGAAACTTTTAATAATTATAATGATCTTAATAAATTAAGTGATTTAATATATATGGATAATAATAACTTAGATATTATAATAGATGGTGATTTAATTATACCCGAATGGAAAAAATACAACTTAAATATTTCTGGAAATCATACTGTATGATGTAATATAAATACTTTAGAATGATATATTACATTCAGGATACATATTATTATTAATAATAGATACCATATCAAAACTTTTAATATAAATTATATATGCTTCCAAATTATAATAATTTTTACAATATTCGCTGTAAAATGTTTCAAACATTATTAAAATTAATAATTTAATATAAAATCAATTTTTTTATTTTAATTCTATTTATAAAAATAAATTATTAATAATTAAAGCAATTCTGATTCTTTCATTACTTTAATTAATCTAGTTATACCAATTCCGCCACCCGAACGTTCAAAGAAATTAAAACTTAAAAATTCATTAAGTTCTCTTTCAACTCTTTCTTTTGTAAAATTACTAAATAAAATATTCGCATATGCGCCATCACTTATATTATAGAATTGTTTTCTCATTTCTTCTGGATCTGTAGATCGTTGAGCACTACCAATTGTTTCAATTCCATTGATAATTACATCAATTTTTTTAGCATGACCTCCTTCTACAGTACTATCATCAGCTTGTTTCATATTCCAAAATGGTGAACTAAAATTAGGGAAATGCTTTAAGAAAAAAACTGGTCCATGATCTTGTCTAAGTTTTTCTTCATGTTCATGTTCTAGTTCTTTTGTTTCATATTTTTCAGCAATATCAATATAATCTCCTTCTGGATAAGTTCCCGAAGGATAAAACTTATTAAAACCTAAATGATCTAACAATTCTTCTTCCATTTTTTTCATTTCATCCATACCACCCTTCATTTCGAATTCAAACATTGGAAATATTTTATCGTGTCTACCTGGAACAGGATTTGGTTCATTTCTATAACTAGTACTTACACAGAAAAATCCATTTGCTTCAGGTTTACTTAGTAATTCATATTCTAACCACATTTGTCCGGTTTGTGGTAAAGGCCAAACTTGACCTGAATAACTATAAGTGGATATAGTTTTGGGATCTTCGCATGCAGCTAATATACTTAATCTACTTTGCGTATGTACTTCTTCAAATCCTTTTTTCTGAAAGAATTCTCTTAGTTTTTTAACAACACTATCAAATTCTGTTGTATTAATCATCCCAATTTTATTTCCACTCATTTTTCTTTTTCTAAACATTAATTAAATGTAATTCTTAAATAAATTTTAAAAAAAATGATATTTGATATTATTATATAATATAACTTATATAATGGATATTTCTCATGTACCATCAACATTTTATTTTAATAATATAAATGCAATTGATATTTCAAAAAATGAATATGAAATATTAAATAAGTTAAATTGGGAATTAAAAATTATTGTTTTAAAAAATCAAATATATCAATTACAATATTTATTATATAATAATAATCATTATTTAAAATGTAATAATAATTATTCAACAAATCAATTTAATAAATTATTTAATATAACATATTTTAATTGGTATTTTAAAGGTAAAATAATTAAATTAATAGAATATAATTAATTATTTTTTATATTATCTATAATCTTTTCTAAATTTTTTTCAAAATCATTTTTATTAATAAAAATAGGTTTCCAACCTATATTCATTAATTTACTATTATCTATATTATATCTATAATCATTAAAAGGTCTATCTTTTACTCTTAAAATTTTATGATTTTTTTTATTCATTTTATTACATATTATATTTGCCAAATCGTATATATATATTGGATTATTAATACCAATATTATATATTTCACTATCTACTCCATTTATTATTATAATTTCTAATGCACTTATAACATCATCAATGTATATAAAATCTCTTTTTTTATTTTGTGTACCATGTATTTCAATCGGTTTATTATCTATTATATTAGATATAAATTTAGGAATTACTTTTTCTTTATGTTGATTTATTCCATATACATTATTGCATCTCGTTATTATTATTGGTAAATTATAAGAATACTTATATGTATTGATAATTAATTCAGCACTAGCTTTAGTTGCTGCATATGGATTAGTTGGATTAAAATTAGAATCTTCTTTAAATATAATAGTATCATTATTAGATTCGCCATAAATTTCATCTGTTGAAAAATGTATTAATTTAATTTTTTTATTATAATTTAATATAGATTCTATTAATATTTGTGTTGCTATTATATTATTATCAATATGTTTTTTAAAAAAAATATATGAATTATCAACATGTGTTTCAGCCGCTAAATGTATAATATAATTTATATTATATTTATCATATGTTTCATTAAAATTATGATTTAAAATATCATCTTCAATTAAAATTACATTAAAATTATTTAAAATATAATTAATACTTTCTTTATTAGCTACATATGTAAGTTTATCTAAAATAATTAATTTATTTACTTTTTTATATATATAATTACAAAAATGGGACCCTATAAATCCGCATCCACCAGTTACTAATAAATTAATATTTTTTAATTCCATTTATATATTTTATTTCTTATTAATTTTAAATAAAAAATGATATTTAAATTATATAAATCAAATATATTATATATATAAAATAGAGATAATTAAATTATGGAATTTTCTAAGGACTCAGATATTATTAACATTTTAAATAGTTCATTAACTTTACTTACTAATAATAATACATTTGAAATTATTATTAATAATTATAATAATTTAAATTGGAGTGAATTAGAATTTAATAATTTTACTAGTTCTATATCCAATAATGATGGTATTATAGAAATGATAGATGATGAAATTTTGGAAATTTTAGATGATAATGATAATGCTTTAATAATATATAATATGTCAAATATTATTAAATATTGCAATAATGAATCACTTGAAAATATAAATAGTTATAAGTTTTTAAATAAAAAAAAAAATTTATCTAATAAACTCGATAATCTTTTTGATTATAATATTTTATTTAATATAAATGAAACAAATGAATTGTCATCTTTACCGGATAATTGGAATACAGTAAAAAAAAAATATACTATATACAAAAAAATTAAATATGTTGATAAAATAAATGATATAGAATATGTAACTACATTAATAAAAAAAAATAAAGAAGATGATACATTTGAAAATTTTAAATCATCTAATATTATTAAAGAACTTCAAAATTATCAATTTAGTATTATTATAAAAAATAGTATTGATATATCTAAAATACTAGAATCTATTGTAAAAATGTTACAATATATAACATTATATCCAAATATAATGTTTAAAGAAGATCAAAAAAAAATATTATTAGAATACAATGATTTAATTAAAAAAGATATTAGAATTAGTAGTTATAATAAAAAAGATTTTATTCCATTACTTACACCTAAACCTATTACTTTAGAAAAAATTAATCTCATTGATCCTAAAGAATTTGGTGCCGTTAGTATTTTAGATGGTTATACAGTCACTGAAAAAGCCGATGGTGAAAGATTATTACTATATATTAATAATAATGGTAACATATATACTATTAATAATACATATAATATATTTGATACAGGATTAGTAGCACAATCTAATTTATATAATAGTTTAATTGATGGAGAATATGTTACATGTGATAAAAGAATTGATAATTCAACTAAACATTTATTTGCAGCATTTGATATGTTTTATATTAAAGGTAAAAATATAACTTCATTACCTCTAATTGCTGAAAAAGAAAATAATTCAAGATATAATTATCTTAAATTTGCTAAAAATAATATTGATTCATCTAAATCTACTATTGAGTTTA